ATCTCGTCCTCGTCTAGCCCTAAAGCTATGTCGTCTTCCTCGCGTGGCTCGCTCATCTCTCTCCCTTTCTTGTAGTTAGTGTAGCGGAGTCTCCCCTATTTGGAGCAGACTCTCCCTCGCCCTCTCTCCCTCTCCCCCATTCCTGGGTTTGCCGGTAAGCCGTTAGCCAGAGAACACCGCGCCCCTATCCCAACCGAACAGGGGCGCGACATTCGCGCCGTCTAAAGCTTTAGAACTTGAAGCACTCAGCCATAGACCCCCAACAGTAACCGCCGTCCGTCCACCACAATTTGGTGGAGACTTGCCACAAAAGCCAACCCAACAAAAGCAAGAAGGGAAGACCGCGAAGAATAAAGCGCCCGCGTCGGTTGAGTTTCATCAGTTGCCACTTTCTAACTCTTGTAATTCGGCAATAAAGGCGAGAACTGCCTGAGGATTTTCGGCGTATTCCTTGAGGGCGTCAGCGAGATAATCCAATTCCATAAATCCCAAGACTTGCGAAAAGTTACCGCCGAAGAGATTTACGCCGTAGTTTTCGGCTGAGTAGCCGATCAAATCAAGAAAGATTTGGTAAGGGTTGCCCGTTTTGTGGTCGTAATTGAGCGACCACTCAGCAAGGGCGCTAGTCTCTTCTGCGCCCTTTGTTGGGTTTTCGTACAAATCCCAAACGGTTTTTGCTTTTGTTTCCATAGTCTTGCCTCTTTCTAGTTGGTTTCTGACCTCGTCAGTAGCCGAATTACGGCTAGACCCCTTGCGGGGTTTCGGTCTAGTTAATTAGTTCGTTGATCTCATCTGGAGTCATCGTATTAAATAAGACGGTGGCTACCGCCTCATTGATAGCGTTTTCCATTTGATAGCAAGACATTCCCGTGTCTTGCCAGAGTTCGTTCTTGCTTTTCTTTTGCGTTTCATCGGCTATAAATTCCAATGCCTTTTCGGTTACCGACCAAACCAAATCAATAAAGGCAGAGTGTTGGGATACGCAAATGAAACAGTAATTGGAACAATTACAATTCTTTAACATTGTTTTATTCTCCGTCGCTAGCGTCGCAGAAAATAGCAAGGTGGAAACCTTCTTTATCTGCTTGCGATTTATCAAAGAATTGACCACAAGCACCGCAACACTTTTCGGTTTTCTTTAGTTCGGTCAATATGTATTTGATGCGGTCTAGTTGTTTTTTAGTAATCATTTTTAACCTCTTTCGTAGCTCTGTTTGGTTGGGTGAGCCACTAGGAAAAGGATAGCAGAAAAGGTGAGGGTGTCTACCCTATTTGCTAGGCGGTTTGTGGTCTGCCGGCAGCCTTCGATGAAGGCAAGCAAGCACAAAGCTAGGCGGGGCGGGGCAGGTCTAGCCCATATTGGGCAAGGATCGCGGCTGCTTGGCGTTGCCCTTTGTTGCCTTGTCTCATCTCGGCGATGTCGTCGGGGTTGATCTCGTCGCGGTGGTTGAGGGCATAGCCGACACACCAAAGCAGAAGAGCGCGGTGGCTTTCAGGGGTCAGGCGGTCTAGTAGTGGGTGGTCATTCATTCGGTTGAGTCTCCAATTCTGCGGGGTTGTTCCCGTTACTTACTTACTCAGCGAAGACGGATTTAATGTTAAGTCGGGCGAGAGTTTAAGGATTAAATAACCGCCGAGGTTAGAGTATCCACTACCACTTTCCCCCACTATGCCCCACGCAACCGCCAAAATCCTACGGCCTAGCCCCGATCTGCCCTGCGCCGTCGGCGAAAGCCGACCCCCCATTGTTAAATCTTATGTCGCTGGGGTATATACTCCCCACAAAAATATATTTCCTAAAGTGAAACCCTAACTTGAGCAGGGCTTTTAATACTGTGTCCTAACTCACAGAAGCAAAAACGCAAACAAGTGTTTTTTTAGCGCCTTATATATAGTAGGGGAGTAAAACGGGGAAGTGGTCCGGTTTACGAACCCTACGCTACGGGTTAAACCCTTCGCGTAGCCCCCTAGGGCGAAGCGACCAGTACCACTAAAAACGGGATAGGTCTATCTAAATATAGATCACTAGTATCTCACTATGTGAGACAATCTGCCCAGTATAAAACTCAACTTCCCTAGTATAAATGAAAGGGCATTCCGGCCCGTCTAACATATTAGGAGCATTACGTGGCAGAGAACTCAGCAGATATAGCCAAGAGGATTATCCTCGGCTGTGTGGCAGAAGGTATGACCATTGACGCCGCTTGCAGCTCGGCGGGCAAGTCGATGAAGACGTATGAGTACTACCGCCGCACCGATAAGATTTTTGCAGACAAGATTGACCGAACCCGACTCGGCCTAAAGGATAAGCAGTTCCAAGGTGGAGACGTTCACGATATTGACTTCGTGGAGTTCCGCAAGCGATTCCTGCACAGCCAGACTTTTGCCCATCAGAAAAACTTAATAGATGTTATCGAAGGACGTGAGCCATCTTGGCTCCATCCCAGTATGAAGTACGAACCGGGCCTTGCGGCAAACCGCGTACTCATTAACATCCCGCCAAACCACGCCAAGTCCATTACGGTCACCGTAGACTATGTGACGTGGAAGGTAGCGCAGAACCCAAACTTCCGAGTTCTGATCGTATCCCAGACGCAGCAGTTAGCTGCCGACTTTCTCTACGCCATCAAGCAAAGACTGACGCATCCTATGTATGCAGACCTCCAAAGTGCTTATGCTGCTGGCGTAGGGTTTAACTCTAAGACCGCTTCTTGGCAGGCCACCCGCGTCACCTTTGGTGATGAACTCCGTGAGTCTAGCGAAAAAGATCCGAACATCGAAGCCGTCGGTATCGGCGGTCAGATCTACGGTAAGCGTGCCGATATGATTATTGTCGATGACGCAGTCACCTTAAAGAACGCCAACGAGTTTGAGAAGCAGATCCGCTGGTTAACCCAGGACGTGCGATCTCGTTTGAACCCTACTGGTAAATTGATTGTTATTGGAACCCGTGTAGCCTCCGTAGACTTGTACCGCGAACTTCGTAACGAAGACCGCTATCCAGGCGGGCAGGTTCCTTGGAAGTACTTGGCAATGCCGGCACTTCTTGAGATTGATGAGAACCCCGACAAGTGGGTTACGCTCTGGCCTAAGTCAGATGCTCCCTTTGACGGACAAGAAGAATCCGATAAGGACGAAGACGGGCTATACCCACGCTGGTCTGGTCGTAACTTATATAACGAACGCCAAGCGATGGATGCTTCAACTTGGGCGCTGGTCTACCAGCAACAGGATGTATCTGAAAACGCTGCCTTTGACCCAGTATGTGTACGTGGCTCGATTGACGGAATGCGTAAAGCAGGACGTCTTGAGATGGGCCATCCCGGTCATCCTAAAGACTTAACAGGTTTTAGTTTCATCTGTGGTATGGACCCGGCGATTGTCGGCGATACCGCCGCTGTCTGCTACGCCATTGATCGTAATACTAGTAAGCGCTACATCGTAGACGTTATGAAGATTACTAAGCCTAGCCCGCAGCAGATCCGCGACATTATTATTAACTGGACGCAGCTATATAGTCCGTCCGAGTGGATCATTGAGAAGAACGCTTTCCAAGCCTTCCTTACTCAAGATGAAGGCATCAGATTATTTTTAGCAGGACGCGGCGTTATATTGCGCGAGCACCATACCGGTTCTAATAAGTGGGACTCAGGTTTCGGTGTGGCATCTATGTCTACTCTCTTTGGTACTAAGCAGGCAGACGGTAAGCATCACCGCGACAATCTGATACACCTACCTTCGGATCAGACCGAGAACATCAAGGCTTTAATAGAGCAGTTGATTACGTGGACGCCAACGACTAAGGGTAAGACCGATATCGTAATGGCGCTCTGGTTCTGTGAGATCCGCGCACGTGAGATGCTCAATTACGGTCAATACGCAACGCATCACCTTAAGAATCCTTTCCTCTCCAGGGCGGAGTTAGGAAAGCGAGTGGTCATCAACATTGATGAGGCACTTGCACAACAGAATCAAACATTCGTCTAGGAGACAACAATGGCACTAACACCAGGTTGGAAGACCAACGCAGAGGGTGAAGAAGAATACATTGATAAGGGCGCAGTAATGATGCCTCAGATCAATCCAATGGTAGACGCTAAGTATATGAAGGCTAAGATGGAAGCCGCTGCAGCAGACTACGTTGAGTGGCCTACAAAGGTTCACGCAGACGACGAGGGTATGTAATTATGGCTGAAAAATTAACCGCTGCACAACGCGCAGAAATAGCTAAGAAAGCTGTTTCTCGACTAGAGCCAACAATCAAACCAAAGATTTCAGATTTAATAGGCTCACCTAAGTCAACCGACATTGTTGATAGAGCATTGTCACCAAAGCCTAAAGGCACACAAGCAGGTCACGCAGTAACTAATAATGACAATCATACTAAGCCAATATCACCTGCTCAAAAACAAGCAGAGGCAAAGCGTCCCGCTGTTGGCACTGATAAATCAGCCGCCAAGCAATACGGTTCTAGATCTTGGAACAACGGCTACACTAACTAAGGAATTAAATGTTAACAGTTAAAGAGGTTACCGCTAAGGTATCGCGTTTACAGACCAAGTACGCAGCGCGTGATGGTCGTATGCGTGACGTCCTTTCGGTACGTCAGGGTGACATCTCAAAGGTGTACCCATCTATGTTTTCTGATGAGTACCCAAAGCCACTCGTCGCTAACATCATTGACGTCGCTGCACGCGACCTTGCAGAATCTATGGCACCACTGCCATCCTTTAACTGTTCAGCAGCTAACACCGTATCCGATACAGCACGCAAAGCAGCAGATCTACGTGGACGTATCGCAAACTATTATGTAGATCGTTCAGAACTGGGCGTACAGATGTACACCGGCGCTGACTGGTATAACACTTACGGAATGCTTATTGGTCGCGTTGAACTCGATTACGAGAACGACAACCCGATCATTAAGTTGATTAACCCGTTTGGTACATACCCAGAGATCGACCGTTTCGGTCGTTGCTTGTCTCTTACCCAAATCGTGGGTATGGATGCACAGACATTGGCATCACTCTACCCAGAGTTCTATAAAGAAATCGTTGGAATGAACCAGTACACACCAGGTTCTCCATACCTTTCACTAGTTCGCTACCACGACGCAGACCAAGATCTCATCTACTTACCAGAGCGTAAGGGTCTAGTTCTATCTAATACGCCAAACCCAATCGGTGAATGTATGGCACGTGTTGCTATGCGCCCATCTATTGACGGCGAAGCACGCGGTCAGTATGACGACGTGCTCGGTGTACAACTTGCTCGTGCTCGTATGGCAGTCTTGCAGATCCAAGCAGCAGAGAAATCTATCCAAGCACCTATTGCTATCCCACAAGATGTGCAAGAACTTGCTCTCGGACCAGATTCA